CTCGCACTGAGGTGCTGGCGTCTAGCCCGGCCTCATCGAACATGTCGATGATCGCCGCGGTCTGACCAAAGTCCATGTGAAGGGACCGTGCTGATGCCCCAACAGCTTTGAGGTTTTCTAGCAGCTCACCGATTGGTGCGCCTGTGTTCTCGCTGGCAACCTTGAGCTGGTCGAGCCCTCCCTGCGCCTGCGTTGCATCCATGCCGAATGCGCGCATCACCTTCCCGAGGTCCCGGACATTCGTCTGGGTGCCGGTCATCCGGTCTAGGTCTGCGATCTGCTTGGTGAGGTTTTCTAGCGGTGCCCCGGTGACGTGGAAAGCCTGCGAAACGCCTGCTGCGATACCGCCAATGGTGTCTAGGCTTGACGCGGTGTTGTTGGCGACGTGATCGACGGACTCGGAAAGTTCCTTAAGGTCCGCGCCCATCTTCCCGGTCTGCACCTCGATCTTGCGGGAGACGGTATCGAAGTGCTCCCCAATCTCGTAGAGGTGCTTGGTCACTTCTACTGCGGCAACACCGATCCCGGCGACACTTGCTGCGGCCGCAATCGCGCCGCCGCCGACTGCCGACATCGCGGCGCGCCCGGCCCCAGCAACACCCTCTAGCGTGCTCGCGACCTGTGGCGCCACCCGGCCAAGGTGGGACATGAAGATGTCGGCATACTGCGCGCCCGCTGATTGTGCATGCACCCCAAGGCGATCCCGGAGCGCGTTACCAATCCGGTCTGCGGCCATCCCTGTTCGCTCGGCCTCAGCAGCGATGGCCTGATTCATCTGCTCAGCGCCGACCTTGCCGGAACGGGCTAGCGCGGCCTCGATCTTGCGGGCTGATTTCTCGACGGCGCGTTCCGTCAGCGCGCCCTCTACGGTGGTATTGAACTCTCGCGAAAACCCGCGCCCCGCACGGGCACCGGCATCGTTGAAGGTGCGCTCAGCCCGATCGGCTACCCGCTGTGCAGCGCGTTCGTCTAGCTGTGCGCCGACCCGCATCACAACGCCCATAGCTCACCTCCGTTAAATTCCCATGTCCCCGTACAACTGCTCGCTCGCTTCGTGCGTGTCTTCCTCGACTTCGGTGTGCTGCAACGCCTTTTCGATTCGTCGCACCGGGTCCTGGAATGTGAACGGCGTGTACGTCGATTCGTCGCCGCCCTTCACCCGGTAGTACGTTGCCCGGAGCTTGGCCAGCTCGTTGTGCGTCTCGTAGATCACCAGATCGCGTTCGGGTAGGTACCCGCCCCGCTGGCTGGTTTTGTATGCGCTGTACGGGTCTAGATGCGAGAGCAGCGAACACAGCTTGCGGGACGAAAGGACGTACCTCCCATGGCGATCCAGTTCCCCACGGTGCCAAGCGCCAAGATCGACGTTGGGATACCAGTGCTCGAAGTCGGCCTCGAATTCCGTGTGGAACTGCGACCATCTAAGTATTGCCTCCCACACTTTTGGGATCGGCTGGCTTGCCGTCTCCCCCTGTCTCCCGCTTCTTGACGATGCGGTCAAGACGCGCCAAAGTTGCTGTCACGTCAGAGGCCCGGCCACCCTTGGCCTTATAGCGACCGTATTTCTCCTCACCCCACAACGCGATTGCCACCTGTACCGGGTAGCCGGGCTCGATGAGCTGCCCGTCTTTCCGGTAGGGCAGCTTGAGTGCTCCGGGTTCTGTCCTTGCAGGATAGTGGGTTTCGCTTCCGTGCTCGTCCCGCACGATGCGTTCCGGATACTCGATAGGGTCCTCGCGGTCCCACGTCTCCGCTTCCAACTCTAGGGCATCGAGGCGCGCCCGCTGGTCGTCGTCGAGTAGGCCTCGCTGCGGCACCTCGAAGTCTTCGCCGCCTACGGTGATGACCACAGAGTCTAGGAACCCGCCTGACTCTGCGGCTTGCTCCCGGGCCTGCTGTGGGCTGATCTTTGCGCGTGCCTCGGCGACAGTCGGAGCGTTGCTCTCTTCGGTCATGGTGGCCCGTCCTTTCAGTTGAGGAAAATGATTGTGGCCCGTAGGTTTTCAGAGGTGCGCGGGTCGGGACGGGCCACCGACACCGACCCGCGCACGTTCTGGCCCCGGCTAGCTGGTGACCGGGTTGATGGTGAAGTTGCCCGGCGTCGCCAGCGAGGCACCGGAGCCGGTCAGCAGAGTCGGCTCAGGCGGCGTGACGGTGTATGGGCCACCAGCGTTTCCGGCAACAGCCCAGTCCCCGGCTGTGTAGCCATCGTCCAGCGCCACGAGGGCGGCCTTCACGGTGGCCGCAGTGCTGTTGTAAGGGATGGCCGTGGTGGTGTTGCCACCCCACGACAGCACGAACGTACCCGAGGCTTGGGTGCCTAGCGTGACGGTCCATTGCTCCGGTGAGGTCAGGCCGGACAGTGCTGCCCAGCCCGCACCACCAACCCATGTGTGACGCAGGATCGGCCGGTACACGCCGTCGACCATCGCCATGAAATACCCGTCCGGCAGCGGCATGTAGGTCAGCTCAGCAGCTTCGCTATCCCGCTTATCCTTCTTGCTCGCCCCGATGCCGGTGACCTTCGCCAGGCTGTAGCCGTCCACGGTGTAGATCGGTAGCCCGCCCTTCTTGAACTCCGAGACAAGTAGGCACTGCCGCTCGACGTTATCGGCATCGAGGGGCCGGGACCATCCAGCGTTCGCGAGGCCGGGCAGCTCCACGAGCACGGTGCCGTCAGGCGCGTTGAGCGGCAGGTTGTTTCGCAGCCGGCGGATCAGCGGCTTGGCTGTCTCGACAGCCGTGAAGCTGAACGGCTCGCCTTCCTCCACGATGTCGCTGTCGAACGGGAAGTTCGACTGCAAAATCATGAAGTCATCCTCGCGGATGTTCGGCTTAGTGCTGGGACCGTCACCTTCCTTGAAGGCACCCGCGATGTGGAATCCCTGTGTGTCGTCCGGGTTTACGGCCCACTTGCCGTCGATCCGGCGGAATGCACAGAGGTCTCCGCGCCAGGTTCCGTCCACGGCGAACGGCGTCCATTTCACGGTGCCGTCGTCGTTGTGAGGCGAGATGTCGGTGGCCTTACCGCGGGCATCTCGCATCAGGACCTGGCGCAGCTTTCCGCGCTCCAGGAACCTGCTGTCTACATCGTTGAATCCGGCGCCGTCGAACGTGGTTCCGATTGCTGGGGTGGTCATCTCGTCTCCTAACGTGAATGGGATATATGCGGGTACTGTCATCGGTCTTCCTTTTGTCGACGGCGGGGGCTGCGGACCTCTTCTACGACCTTGCCCGTGAGTGAGCTTGTCACCCCCCAAGATTCAAGTACTACCTTGGGGTCGCTTTCCTGAGCTGACTTAACGATGTGGTCAGCCTCGTTTTCTAGAAGGCTTTTCGCACCGTCGAACTCGTCTTTGCTGAAGAATGTAAACCCGCCGTGATGTGTCGCCTTGTTGGTTTTCACGAAGAAAACAAGGCTTTCAGGCAGCACGGGATCGGTGTCCGGCGCAGTAGTTTCTGCCATGATAGGGTCTCCCTTTTCACTCATGACGGGTGTATTCCCGTCTGCAAGTCGTTGTGTCATTAGTTCGCAAATTCTGATAGTCGGGCAACAAGGGCAGCAGCCATCGCGATATACGCCGACGACGTCGGATGTGTTCCGTCTGCTGTCGTCGGATTTATATTCACCGGAGCCCCCGCTAACGTCTGTCCGGCCAGGACGGCGGTAGCCGCAGCTGTCGTACTCGTTACAAGGATGCCAAATGCTGATGGCCAGACCCCTAGGGTGGTCCACCCCTGGATGGCTACGCATGCACCGTTATCACCGCCTGCTTCAATATTGGCAGTGTTAAAGGTGGCATCCGTCAGGGTAATGACGTTAGATCCGCTCGTGGTGTTGACGTGGGCAACGCGCTGGCACGGTTTCCAAAGACCAGAATCCCTTGACGATTCCACTAGATCGGCCATTTCGATCCAGCCGGTAATAGGATGACCGAACGATCCGGCAAGCAGAGCGTTAGCTGTACCCGGGAGAACCGGCGCTAAAGTGTTTGGGTCGATAGGGCATCCGGCGCGCACCCACGTGTTGTGGGTGATGCGTGCCGGATCGTTCGCTATAGCCGTCTGATTGGCGACAGTCGCCCAGCCATCTGTCGAAGTTGTTCTCGGCGTTAATGTTTGGATGAAGAACTTTTTAATCCCCCGCATCTTGACACGTTGCGCTGCGGTAAGAATATTCGCTTGCAGTTGCGCCGCGGTATACGCGCCTCCGGCCAGGTCGTTAACACCGTACTCACACAGCACCGCGTTAACTCTCCTTAAGCTACGTGACCGCCTAAGATGTGCTTTGGTGGTTAGGAAGTTGGCCATGGTGTCGCCCGAATACGCGAGGTTGACGAAGCCGCCGCGACCGGTCAGCGCCCTGATTCCGTATGCGCCGAAACCTAAGAGCGGCACGCTAAACGCTGCGCCGGAGTCTCCGCCGCTGAACGCGATCGAGTCGCCTAGCATTCCGAGGGCAGTGACCTTCGTTGCTGGGTCGGGATAACCCAAAATCGATGCCGGGCTAAGGTAATAACCGGTTGTTGAAGCGACCGCAGCGCTTCCGGGTGCAGTCAAATCTGTTGTCGCAGTAAAGCCTCCACCATTACTGACTCGTAAGGTTGTCGCCCGGTATGGATACGCGGTGCCGCTGCTAAGGAATGATCTGACAGAAATGAGGTCGCCGGCGTTAAGTACAATCTCTAGCGGATCGCTTTCGATTTCCCCACCCGGGTCTAGGGTGACAGACTTTTTGCCCCCAAATGTCACCGGAAATAATGTGTTCAGGGTGATGTTTGGATTAGAGCTGCTGAGAACGCTGACGGAAACCCAGAAGGTGATAGGCCCGGCCGGGTCGATATCAAAGTCACCACTCATGTAGGCGTGCACATACTTAAGCACGATGCCGTTTACATTCATGCCCATCGTAAAGGTGTATGCCGAGGTTCCGACCGTACTTGTGGGAACCGATAGAGCCTCTGTGCCCCAACCGTTATCGGCAGCAACCATCAGTCGGGGCGGGGTAGGAAGCCCATTTATAAGGGCATCGAGCTTATTGAGGAAGTTCGCGTCAATCTTCTGATTGGCGCCGTCTTGCCAATTGATAGGTAGCGTCATGGTTCAATCCGTCCGTTCCTAGTTGCAGTAGAGCAGTAGTGTGGCCTAGTTATATGTGAGGCCGATTTCATAGCGTCCTACCTTTCGGATTATCAGGTCGTCTTGGTAGTCCACGTTGATCGGCTGCTCAACGACATCGACGTAATCGACGCCGACTTTCCGGCCGTCCGTTAATGTGATTGTGTCGCAGTGAATCCCGAGGCGGATCATCCGCTTGTGGCCGGCCTTAGCTTGGGCTTTTAAGTTGTTGCGGCCCAGCATTTTTGCAGTAAGCCAGTGCACAGAGACGATGGGCGCGGCTGTGCCTTCTTCGATATTCTCGGTTCCGGCTACCTGGTTGACCACACAGAACGGGAGTACGTCTCCGGCGCGGCGCGAGTTACTTGTTCGCAGCAGCGGGGTCATCCACGCGATCACCACTTCCTCGGAGTCCTCCGGGTCCTGGTCTGCGAGGTCTACTCCGGGGACCGTCATATACGGGAGGGATGCCTTGGCAGCCTCGGCGTTTGACTTGAACTGCGGGTAGCCTGCTGCGATATTAGCTGCTAGGGCGGCCCCGGCAGCAGCACCGGCCGCGGCGGCTGAGGCACTGCTTGCGGCGGTCATTGGTGGCCTATCGGCGGAGCGTCGGGTGCTTCTTTGTATTTCTTGTTGAATACGGCTTCTGTCCTTGCGCGGCAAGCCTTTTCGGTGATTCCGTTGGTGCCGTATTCGACGAACCATGCATCTGCGGCCATCGCGCCGACTGCGATACCGCCGTGCTTGCCTTCGATGACCTGGATCAAGTCCTTGTATTCGCCGGAGTGCGGGTCCTTTTTCGGGTCGCCGACCGGGGCGATAGAGCGCCAGAATTCAGCTGCTTCCTCCGCAACCCGCAGCTTTTCGGCCTTCACCTCTGGGTCCTTGTTTAGCTCAATATTGGCTTCCCGCTGGGAGATATCGCACATGTCGAAGAAATCCGCAGCCATCATCCCACCTGCACTCTCGATAGGATTTTGACGAACTCGACCGCACCGGTCGCGCCGGTCACCGGTACCGGGTCACCCTGAATCTGGTAGGTCACCCCGTTCACCTCGAACGCATCGTTGAGGGTGGCGTCAAGGGGTGCCGTGATGAGGTTCCCGTTATCGTCCCGGTTGGTTACCGGGCAGTGGGTTTGCCAAACCTGTTGGCCCACATCGAAGATTTCATCCGGTGTCTCCCGCTGCGCCGGATGGGTCGCCGGGATTGCGCGGTGGCGGCAGCCGGTTACCTCGACGCGGGTCGGGGTCTGGGATATCTCGCCCATCGCGTCCGGCTCCGCGCCCGGGTCATCGACGTAGTGAAGGAATATCACGGTGTCGTTCCCGAGCGGTGGCAACGGGGGAATATTCAACACTGGCAGCGTCATCGGCCCATCACCGCCGCCCGGTAGTTTTCTACGACACGCACGTTCCAGCCGGTCGGCATGGTGGTGCATTCGATGTGGGTATCGACGTCTCGTAGGGAGGCATCGACGAGCGCGGAGAGTGCGGCCTGAAGGTAGGGCTGCTTCGTTCCGCCCGGCTTGAGTAGGTGCTGAATCGCGGTGGGCGGCTTGCGTTGCCACTGCCCGAGGTCGCCGTCCATGAGGACGTCGCCGTTGAGGGTGAGTCGGATGTGGGTCACGGCGTGGCCTCCGCGGGTTCTTTAGTGGCCGGCGCGAAGCTGCATTCGTGCGTGGCTTTCGAGAGGGTATCGGGGAGGACGAGTGCTCGCCCGTTGGTGACTTTCAGGAAGGCGACCGGCTCGTTGCATACCCGGCAGATCACGGGCAGGGTGTCGCCGGGGCCGGTATCAGCAGCGCGTATCCTATCGAGTTCGGCGCGGGGGATCAGCTCGGTTGCGCCGTCTGTCTCGATAAGGTGAACGATAGCTTCGCCGACGCATTGAGCACTATTCTCGACGTGCTCGACCATCTCCGGTACCATGCCCGCGGTGCGGAATCCAGCTAGCGGGATGAGGCGCGGGCTCTCGTGTGTCTGCGGCCGCCCGGGGTGGGGTAGGCCTTTCCCGAGTCGGTCTGCGATCAGCTCCGCGATAGTGGGGTTACTCATGCGACGCCTATCAGCATATACGGGCCCATCGTTGCCGCGTCGAACGTGAATTGTGCTGACTTGAACCAGTTTCGCTGCACGTCGTCTACGGTGTACTGCTGAAGCTGCGGGCCGATATTCTGCAATAGGAGGTCGATAGCGGCGAGGACTGCGCCGCGCCAGTCGGCTGCGTCGTCTACGGAGTAGCCGTGAGTGATGTTGACTTGGATCGCGCCGAGCCGGTTGGACCACCGGGAGCTGCACGGCCCCCCGGTGGTCTTCTGGATCAGCCCTCGGCGCGACCATGCTAGCGTCGAGACATCGAGATCAATGTTGTTCTCGGTGCAGGTGTTTAGTGCCGTCATGTTCATTGTCGGCAGCGAAAGTATCTGTGTCCCCGGCCCATCCAGGTATAGCGTCTCGGTTTTAGCCGGTGTGACTACCCATCCGCATTGGCGGCGGGCCTGGGCTAGCGCGCGTGTAAGTAGCTGCTGTGTAAGGGGATTGGATGCGACGAGGCGGCCCTGCGTGTATAGCTCGACATCCTGCGGGGTTAGCTCGACCTCGGTAGCATCCTCTAGTCCGATGCTCTCCGAGGAAAGCTCACCCATCGACTTCCCCCTCTGCTACGAACGGTGAACCGGGTCGTTAGAACCTTCGGCCAGGATCGCGTTGGCACCGATGACACCGCCGGTCGTGGCGCCCGTCGTGGTCAGCACCAGGCGCACGTAGCGGGCCGCGCCGCCGCCGAGGTAGCCCAGCGCCGAGACGGTATTGCTTTGCGCTGCACCGAGCGACACGGGGCCACCCTGGACGTGCGCGGCATCCACGTCAGTCCAGGTGGTTCCGTCCGGGGAGTCCTGGAGTTTCGCGACGTGGGTTCCGTCAGTAATCGTGCCCGCGGTGATCACAAACATGGCCGACTCGAAGTTGTTGCCGAACACCCCGAGGTCGACAGCAGCGCCGTTGGCTGCACCGTTGGTGTGAGCACCTGATGCAAGCGCAGGGACCGGGAGTAGCCGGTCATAGATTCCGTGGGGCATTACTTGTCTCCGTCCTTGGTGCTCGAACCCTTTGTGGCTGCTGTCTTTTTAGCCGGCGCGCTCTTGTGCGGCGCATCGTCGTCGGCTCCGGGAGGCGGCGGTGGTGTTGGGAGGGCAGCACTCGCTGCGGACTCGGTCAGCTCAGTGCCGTCAGTGGGTGACGGGCCGTCCGGCCCGTCGACCTGCTGGGGCACATCCTCGTCCTTGGTGTTGCCGGAGGGCTCCGGTGGTTCCGGTCCGTCCGGCCCGTCCGGCCCGTCGACCTGTTGCGGCTTCTTGGCTTTCGAGAGGCGGCGGTTTGCACCGGAGACATCCTGGGGGTGCGGTAGGGGTTCCGGCCCCTCGGGGCCGTCGACCTGCTGGGGCGGCTTGTCCCAGTTCTTTCGACCTTGGGGCATTTCCGCCTCTTTGGTGGGACGGTGGGCGGGCAGATGCTTTGTGGCCTCGGCCATTTCAATGCTCCCTCGGATCTCGTGCTGGGCGTATTACTTGCCGGTGGGCTTAGCGCCGGGGGCAGGCTTGCTACCCGGGGCTCGAGCTGCGGGCTGCTCGATTGGTTCCTCATCGAACGTCGGCGGCGGAAGGTGGCGTACCTCTCCGGGTGCCGCGGTCGCTGTTTCTGTTGCGCGGTTCGGTCGTTGGCCGCGCCGGTCGTTCGCCATCGCTGCTGCTTCCTCCGCGGGGTGGAATAGGTGCTCGCGCCCGACGATATCGGGATCGGTGTCCTCGACTAGGTCACCCATACCGATCATGCGGGGCATCCCGTCGTGGCTGGGGATCGAGAACGATTCGCGCGCTGCAAGGGTTGCCATGTGGCCTGGCCCCTTTCGTGGTTGTGCCGGTACTGCTCAGGTGCCTGGCCGGGGCGGGCCGACAACGGAAGGTTGAAACGGCCCGCCCCGGACCAAGATCGGTGTGGCCTATGTGACGTCCAGCATGCGGAACGCGGCGTCATTCACTGAGTCCGCGCCGACGCGGTAGTAGGCGTACCAGCCGCGTTGACCGGAGGGCCGGTTGTTCGCGGTGTGGAACAGGTGGGGGATGAACTCGACGGTCATACCCAAACGGTCTGCGATGACGTAGTTCTGGAAGTCACCGAAGATCAGCGCGTAGTTGTCCAGGGTCGCGTTGATCGTGCCGTCGATAGCCTCGGCTTCGAGGTTCGGGTAGCCCATCAGGTTCGGTGGCCGGCCGTCGCCCAGCGTGGTCCACAGGCCTGCACCGCCGTAGACGTCGAACTGCCGGATCATGTTGTAGATCAGGTTGTTCGACAGCCATTGAGCGTTGTTGCGGTACCGGGCCGGGAGCGCACCGTGCAGCGCATACACGTCTGCGAGGGCGAACGTGTCGGTGGTCTTGGAGTTGACCACGACGCCGCCGCCCGCCGCGGCGAGTGCAGTGACGATGCCGGTGGGCTGGCCGGTGCCGGAACCCGTGATCAGCGCGACGGCTTCCAGGTCCTCCCGGCCTTGCGCCAGGAGGCGTCCGACTTCCTGGGCGACGTTCTGCTCGTCGGCCAGTGCCTCAATCGAGATGGGCACGAAACCGGCCGCCTTGTAGACGGGGATTTCCGGCTGCGCGAATGCTGTCGAGTCATCGCTGACCTCGCTAGCTTCCGCGTCCCAGCTCCACTGCACTGCGGCCGAAGACACGCCGTGCCACATGTCGCCGGTCGCGACGACCTGTCGCGCGGCCTGGCGGATGTCGTTGCGGCTACCGGCACTCGTGATGATGACGGTCGGGTCGAGCTGGAAAGGGACCAGGAAACCACCGGACGAGTCGGTCAGCGACATTGCCCGGTAGGACTCCGCCGCGTCCAGCGCGGCCGACTCTTCACGGGAGAGCTGGTGGGCGCGGTTGGTAGCCATCTTCGACCAAGCCCGCAGGTATGCGGGGGAACTGGTCGTCAGGACGTGCCGCGCGATCCGGCTATCCTCGGTGTCGAACCGCTCCACGATGTTCGTTCCGGCCTGGCGGATGTTGTCGCTTGCGCCGGGCATCTTCGCGATAGCCGCGAGTGCGCGGGACCGCATCTCCGTCGCCACGTCGCCGCGGGACCGGGAGAACGTGCGTACCTCGGAGAGGTCCCACGGGTCACGGAATCGGCAGTCCTCGATGGAGTCCGGCTCCAGGAACGAGTCGCGGTCGTAGGTGTCGCGGCTGCCCTGCGAGCTGCTGCCCGATCCTCGTTCGACTTGAAGGCCGCTGGTCCGCTGCTGGCGCGCGCCGGGGATCTGCGTGGTGCGTGCCCGGACGGCGGCGATGTCGGCGGCCCGTTCCAGATTGCGGCGGTGCACGTCGATTTCGCCGAACTCCCGGGTGAGGTCCTCGAAATATCCGTCGTCCTCGGGGGTCATGTTGTCCAGCTCTTGCAGACGTTCCAGCTCGGAGTGGATTTCCTCCAAGCGGCGCACCGACTGCGAGTGGGTCAGGGTAGGTCCCCCGGAGCGCTGGTCGCCGGAATCGGCGTCGTCGCCCGTGGTGGGTGCCGGGGCACCGGGTCGTGTCTTCATGGCAAAGAGCCTTTCCTGGCTTGAGCGGAGAGCAGCACGTCGCGAGACTTCCCGACCCATAGGTCGATTGGCCGTGTGCCGCGTTGCGTGGATTCTTGGTGCTCGCCTGCCGCGTCGTCTTCATCGGTGGCTTGCTGCCGGGAGTGAGTGCTCGCCTGCCCGGAGGTGGCTCGCTGCTCGGCTGTTGGGTGCGCCCCTGCCGTCGAGGTGGGTTGCTGCCCGGACCTGCCGCCGTCGTTACCGTCGTCGTCTTGGTCCTCGTCAGCATCATAGACGCCCATCGCGGCCAGAAGATCATCCGAGATCGCATCGGCTCCGGTGATCAGCGCCAGGATCTGACCGACTTCCGGGGGA